TAGTCCTGCATCAGGTGGTAATTTTTTAAGACCTGAATGTAGGAAATGTAATAATGAATTAAGTAAAGTAAGAGCCAGATTAAAAAAAGAATATGGTATGCCTGAAGAAGGTCATGTTTGTCCTATCTGTTTAGGAACTAAAGATCAAGTTAATGGATTGGGAAATAAAAAGAATGGGTCTTGGGTAATAGATCATTGCCATGAGAGTGAAAGTTTTAGAGGATGGTTATGTCATACTTGTAACAGAGCTTTAGGTGGTTTTAAAGACAACACAGAAATACTTAATAGAGCAATAAAATATTTAGAAAAACATAGAGAGGAATTAAAATGAAAAAATTTAAATCAGAATCAGGGCATTGGTATACTAAAGAAGGGGAACCTATGTACACTATAGTAGGTGCTAATGGTAAAGAAAGAAATACTAATTTAAGGGATGCTAAATCTTTAGGATTAGTTCCATCAGTAACTACTGTTATAGCTATGATAGCTAAACCATCTTTAGAAAACTGGAAAATAAATCAAGCTTTAAATTCTGCTTTATCTTTAGAAAGATATGAAGATGAATCTAGTGAATCTTTTTCATATAGATGTAGAGAAGATTCTCAAAAGATAGGGATGAGAGCTTCAAAAGAGGGAACTAAAATACATGCTCAAATAGAAAAAGGTTTCTTAGGTAAGACTAAAACAAAACCTTATAGAGCTATTAAGAAGTGGTTAGACTCTGAGTTTCCTTCTGAAGAATGGATAGCAGAGGATTCTTTCTGTGCTGATGAAGGTTATGGTGGTAAGATAGACTTGTATTCTAAGTCCGGTATTTTTGTGGACTTTAAAACTAAAGACAATTTATTAGGCAAGGACCCTTCTCGTTTAGTTTACGATGAACATGGTATGCAACTATCTGCTTATGCACAGGGTTGTGGATTTGATAATCCTCAGAGAGTTTCTATCTTTGTAGATAGAGCAGATACAAGTTTAATTTCTTGTCATGTCTGGGATGAAGAATCACACGATAAACACTTACAAATGTTTAATAGTATATTAACATATTGGAAATTTTCTAAGAATTATTTCCCAATTAATAAGGATAAAATTTAAATGATAGAATATAAATTTAAAGAAGATAAAAATTTAGAAGACTTAAAAGAATATATAGACAGTACATACGGAGAACATTATGCATCTGATAAGTATCAAGCGACAGATGTAATCATAGACTCTGGACATGGAATGGGATTTTGTATGGGTAACATAATGAAATACGCAAAAAGATATGGAAATAAAGACGGTTTTAATAGAAAAGACTTGATGAAAATCCTACATTATGGTATAATAATGTTGCATATACATGACGAATCAATTAAATTTTTACGAACAGGAGACAGTAAATGATAACAGAAGATAAAGTAGGAAAGAAACCTTATCTTGGTATTGAAATAGATTATGATAAAGAAAAAACTTTTGATAAATTTAGTTTAGATACATTAAAAGACAGATACTTTTGGAATGGGGAGACCCATGCCCAAGAAGCTTTAGCAAGAGCTTCAGTATATGCAGCAACTTACAAAGGAGAAACAGATTATGAACTTGCTCAAAGACTTTATAACTACAGTTCCAATCGTTGGTTCATGTTTAGCACTCCTATTCTTAGTAACGGAGGAACTACTCGTGGGCTACCTATCAGTTGCTTCCTCAATTATGTTCCTGACAGTCGTGACGGGCTTTCTGCTCACTACAATGAGAACATATGGTTGGCAAGTTCAGGTGGAGGCATTGGTGGATATTGGGGTGCTGTTAGGAGTAATGGTATACCTACTACTCACGGCAGTCGTTCAACTGGTTCTATTCCATTCATGCATGTTGTAGACTCTTTAATGTTAGCCTTTAATCAAGGCACTACAAGAAGAGGAAGCTATGCAACATACTTGGATGTAAGCCACCCTGAGATAGAAGAATTTATAAACATGAGAAAAGAATCAGGTGGAGATATAAATAGAAAGAATCTTAACCTGCACAACGGAGTTAATATAACCAACGCATTTTTGGAAGCAGTTAAAAATAACGAAGATTGGAGATTGATTGACCCAAAAACAAATAAAGCTGTGAAGGTAATAAATGCCAGAGATTTATGGTGGCAGATTATTCATGCCCGAGCAGAAACCGGAGAGCCTTATATGGTAAATGTAGATACATGTAATGAAGCATTACCTAAAGGGCAGAAAGAGTTAGGACTTAAAATATTACAGAGTAATCTATGTTCTGAAATAACATTAGCAACTGACGAAGAAAGAACAGCTGTCTGTTGTTTGTCTTCAGTAAA